CAGATCCACCCTACAGAGAAAACGACCTACCAGATCAGCATCATGTCTTACTAAGAGAATACAGAAAAATGTATATTTTTATAGAGGGTGGTAATCCTAACCTCAAGCAGACTAGACGTGAGTTTTTGTTCATCGAGTTACTCGAGACTCTAGATCCGCAGGATGCTAAGCTCCTACTATCAGTAAAAAATAAACATCTTCCATACCCCGGTGTCACACGTGACGTAGTATTAGAGGCATTTCCAGGTCTATTCTAATGAGCAAGTCAAAAGCTAAGAATTATGGTCGTAAATGGTACGATGAAGAAGACAACGAAGATTATGGTAATGACTATCGAGCTAATCGCGAGCGACGAAAAGAAAAGAAATTAAAGAATCTTATCAGATCAAAGAACGTTGACCAGCTTCTAAACATGGATGAGGATGAATGATGCCGACTTATCTCTTTAAAGACCTAAATACTGGTGAGGAGCAAGAGCTCTTCATGTCAATAACAGAGAGGGGCAAGTACCTAGAAGATAACCCACACATGACTCAACTTGTCCATGGTGCTCCTGCTCTGGGGGATTCTATCAGACTGGGTCTAAAGAAGCCCGATGATGCTTTCCGAGATAGACTAAGAGAAATCAAGAAACATCACTCTCGTGGAATGACCAAGAGTAGCGTAAATACTTTTTAAAGTGCCTGGACATATAACAAGATAAAGGTTATACATGTCAGCACCGCCTAAGAAGAGACTATCACGTAAAGAGAGAAGATTACAGAGACAGAACGGAGAAGGGGTTGCTGAGAAGCTAAACTTTACTCTTCGTGATGTCATACCCCTGACAGAGAACCAAAAACTTACTTTTGAAGCATATAGAAACAATAAGAACTTGATGCTTCATGGTATAGCAGGCACGGGTAAATCATATATTTCTTTATATCTGGCTCTCAATCAGATATTAAATACTGAGTCAGTGTATAAAAAAATATACATTATTAGGTCTATAGTACCGGTAAGAGACATGGGTTTTTTACCAGGTACTAATAAAGAAAAAGCTAAAGTATATGAAGCACCTTATTACGCTATTTGTTCAGAGTTATTTGGTCGTGGTGATGCTTATGAATATCTGAAAAGCAAGAATATGATTGAGTTCATGTCAACATCTTTTATTCGTGGTACTACATTAAATGATTGTATAGTGATTATGGACGAGATGCAGAACGCTACATTTCATGAACTTGATTCTGTAGTAACACGTGTGGGGCGTGACTGTAAGATCATATTCTCTGGTGACTTTACTCAGTCTGACTTTACTAACGATAAAGATCGAATGGGTATAACTCAATTTATCAAAATCATAAAAAATATAAGGTCGTTTAAGTTTGTTGAGTTTAACAAGAATGATATATTGAGGAGTGACTTAGTTCGTGACTACATCATTGAAAAAGATAGGTTAGGTATATCTGCATGAACTTTTCTGATCTAAAGAGTAACAAGGCAAAACGTGGTCGGTATTTCCGACCACAGTTGCTTGATCTACCTTCTATTGATGCTACCACGACTAATGAGGGTAGATATTATCATACACCTATTGGTGACTTACCGTCAGTTACAACTGTACTCGGTCGTAAGCTAGATAAATCTGGTCTAGAAGCATGGAGAGCTAGAGTTGGCGAGGAAGAAGCTAACAGAGTTTCGACTATAGCGACTCGTCGTGGCTCAGCTATACATGATTTAGCTGAAAAGTATTTGTTAGACAAGGATGATTATACAGCTGGAGCCATGCCCGTTAACGTGGCTACGTTTGAGAGTATTCGACTAGTACTCGACCAGAGAGTGACTGACGTTACTTGCATTGAGGGTGCATTGTGGTCTAAAGTATTACATACTGCTGGTAGGGTTGACTTAATTGCTTCGTTTGATGATGTACCATCAATCATTGACTTCAAAACTTCAAAGAGAGTAAAAACTGAGAATGATATCTTATCTTATTTCTTGCAAGCAACATGTTATTCATTGATGCTTGAAGAGAGGACTGGTATCATTACGCCAAACATTGTCATCATCATGGCGGTAGATCATGACGACCCACTAGTATTTGTTAAATCGAGAGAACTTTATGTAGAAAGAGTGAGGAATATATTCACGTGTCAGTAGAAAGTTATGTTTATAAAGCTATTAGAAATGACTGCATGAATATGATACTGAGTAGAGAAGAACGAACAGATATGCTCATACGTAATGAGTTATACCTGAATATGATAAACAATATACAACATAAAATATTCATAGAATATAAAAATACATACTAAAAAGCCCTGGCAAAACCAGGGCTATATTTTTATCCATATCCACCATATTCTGTTTTAATTACTTTATAATATCCACATATAGAACAAATATCAATATATTCAGTCATGGATTTATCTAGATATCCACCTGGATAATTTTCAGTCTTTCGTCTAACATGAACACAGGAGCCATTACAGACTTCTTTTAGCTTTGCTTGATCCATTGCTAATAGTGCTTCAGCACGAGCAATTAGTCCCCTGGCTTCTTCAAGTTTATTAATCTTATCTTTAATATCAGCAATCAATCCATCTTTTTTATTTGTCACTGGACCAATACATCCTCTATCTCTACAGTCCATTCGATCACAACCATCACATTCGTTCATAACGCTTTACCATGTGCCTCCAGATATATAAAATCTTTTATGTCACGTATCACCAAGACTGGGTTATACACTTTTTTAGCAATATCGTTTACTGTATTTTGTTTTATATAGAGTGTAGTTTTCTTGAGACAGTAACTAATTGGATCTTGTTTGAGTGATATGGATTTCATCATCTATACATATGATTAGTGGATTTATTATATCAGCATTATTCCTGGCTTGACTCATGACTTGATCCCAGACTTGATCCGAGACTTGATCCCCGACTTGACTACTGACTTCATTCCAGACTTGACCCCAGACTTGACTCATGACTTGATTATAGACTTGACTCATAGCTTGATTCATAGCTTATCAATCCTGACTTGATCCCTGACTTGATCCCTGACTTGATCATAGACTTGATTACTGACTTGATTACTGACTTGATCATAGACTTGAATCCTGGCTTGATCTATGACTTGAATCCAGACTTGACTCCAGACTTGATTCCCGACTTGACTATAGACTTGATTCCTGACTTGACCCCAGACTTGATCATAGACTTGATCATAGACTTGACTCATAGCTTATCAATCCTCGACTTGATTACTGACTTGACCCCAGACTTGATCACTGACTTGATTCCAGACTTGATTACTGATTTGATCCCAGACTTGATTCCTGACTTTAAACATTTGCATGTTCTTTTTTTGATGAGTATTCAACTCAGTCATCATATGACTCCCTGACTCGAATAAAGACATTTAACCAGACCTGAGTCAACCTATCATCAGCTTTTAAGCCATTTAATATTGCATAATTAATCTTCATATCTAGTATCTTAGAATCAATCAAGTCTTTATAATAAACAGGTTTCATAGAGGTCATGGACATCTTCAACTATTTCTTACTTCAATGAGTATTAAATAATAGACTTGATCATAGACTATATTATCGATACTAAATTCGATCATATCTTCAATAATAGTCACTACTGAATCTTCTACTACGTTTACATAACTCATGATCTTACTAGCATTATACAAACTATTACTAACGTTAATCAAAATATACTCCACTATCTATTCACACAGGATATTCTATCCACATATGGATATTATATGACAAAAACAAGAATAGTCAATAGCAAGGAAGAAGTCTTCGCACGGAAATATTGATATCACAACCTATTATATAGTTCTATGTCGAACTATTATGGCAAATAATAGTTTTATGTCGAACTATTATGGCAAATAATAGTTTTATGTCAAACTAATTCTTTATTGGGTAAACTTTAATTGGTGCTGTGTATTGCTTCATTGGCTTGCGCCGAGACTTGATTGATCGTGTTATGTACTTGATGGTACATGTTTTCGAAGATCTTCGTGTAAGATGCGCGATTGTTCATCATTACTACTTGAACGATCGTGTATGCAGCGTTCCACGTATCAAAACTGATTTGTTTATGTACTTCATGCATGGCTATATGCGTGCTTCATCATCGCAGACTTGATTCCTGACTTGATCATAGACTTGATCATAGACTTGATCATAAGCTTGATTCCCGACTTGATCCCTGACTTGATTCCAGGCTTGATCCCTGGCTTGATACCTGACTTGATTCCAGACTTGATTCTTGACTTGATCCCAGACTTGATTCAAGACTTGATTTTCGATTTGATTCCTGGCTTGTTTCATAGCTTATCATTCCTGGACTTGATTCAAGACTTGATCATAGACTTGACTCCAGACTTGATCCGAGACTTGATTACTGACTTGACGCCAGACTTGATTCCTGTCTTGATCCAAGACTTGACTCCTGACTTGATTTTCGATTTGATTCAAGACTTGATCCCTGACTTGATTTTCGATTTGATTCCTGGCTTGTTTCATAGTTTAGTATTCCTGGACTTGATTCAAGACTTGATTTTCGATTTGATCCTGGACTTGGTCCATATCACTTACAACAGGTGACACGAGCCGTCTTCTTCCAAGTCTTAGAGTTCCTCTTACGGATGTCGGCCAGCTTAATGGCCATACGAAGAGAGAGTTCGCGGAGGCAGTCATGGTTCTCATCGATGAATTCCATCACGTCAGCCTCAGCCTCAGCATCCAGACCACGACCACGGAGCATGCCGGAGGCGACCACCTGCTTGATCCGAATGATGTAGTCACGACGAGTCTTCATTGCCAGGTCGATATAGTGAGACCGAGTCAGCATGGCCTCGAGGTGAGGAGCCAGCTTTGATCCACGGTCGATCATACCATCGAAGTCCATGTTGGTGATGAAGATGATAGTACCCTCGAACTCAAAGGACTTGGGCAGTCGCTCGGCGGTCTCGTCGTCGATCAACACGCTTTCGGACATGTAAGACACGATACGCTTCTCAGTGGAGTCGCACACCGCCTTGAGCAGGTTAACTGACACGTCATCCAGGAACACGGAGTCAGCATCGTCGAACACTAGGACCTGGCCAGGAGCACGGTTTTGATACAGGAGCTTGAAGAGACCGGTCGCCTTGACAAACCCACGGATCACGGTGTGGCTCAGAGCGTTAGGGTCCCAGGAGTTCAGGACCCGCTCCACGGTGTAGGACTTGCCCAGGCCACCTGGACCCGAGACGATCATGGAACGCACCGAGCCGTCAGTGGCAGCCTCGGTCATCTCAGCCAGGACCTCGAAGCGGTCGTTCAGCTTCTGTTCGATCTCCTCGTCAGTCTCGACCACGACCGGCTCAGCCGGCACGTGGACATTCATGATCTTAGCCAGAGAGTTAGCATTGTCCATCTTGGACTGGCGAGGCTTGCGGTAACCAGCGCGCGGAACACCACGGGGCATTTTAGTATCCTTGTCTGTGTCTGTTGTTAAGTCAGATCTTAACCGGTATAGAGATTAAAGTCAACAAGGGATCCTAGAATCCCGATAGGCTCTTAGCCCTCGACGAGGTCCTCGTTCAGAACCTCGTACCGAAGCCCGTCGAGCTGGTAAAGCAGGTTCAGAATCTGGTCATCCATGTACCGAGGGCACGCCATGTCCTGGAGCTGGGTCCGAACCTTCTCGAGGATGTCGGCGGCGGTGTCCAGGTTGATGATGGTGTCAAGGCGGTTGGTCATGTCTGTCATTCCCTTATAGGGGTCGGTTGACCC